ACCACAGATGGGCGGCGTATTGTTCAGGATGCACTGGACTCTACCCGCCTGTTGGTTGCACATAATGCCCCTCACGATCTTGTATGGTTGTGGGAGTCAGGCTTTACTTATGACGGTGACATCTTTGATACCATGCTAGGCGAGTACGTACTTCAGCGTGGGCAGAAGGAAGCACTGTCACTTGAGGCATGTGCAGAACGCTATGAGCTTGACACTAAGAAACAAGACACACTCAAAGAATACTTCAAGCAAGGCTTGTCTACTCGTGACATACCACACGCAGAGTTGTCTGAGTATTTGTCACATGACTTACATGCTACGCAGCAATTGTTTAATCGTTTGCAGACGAAGTACGAGGAGTGCAGTTCACTAGAGCCAACGATCACGCTGACTAATCAGCTTGCGATACACCTTGCACGTATCTATCAGCGTGGCTTTCAGGTAGACATGGATGCACTGATGAAGGTACGTGATGAGTTTGAGCAAGAACGTAATATTCTGTCAATTGCATTAGAAGAACAAGTTGCAGATCTTATGGGTGACAGACCCATCAATCTCAACAGCCCAGAGCAGAAGTCATGGGTTATCTACAGCCGTAGGCCACATGACAAAAAGGTGTGGGCAGACTTGTTTGATGAACGTATGTCTGATACAGAGTATCGTAGTACTGTAAGGCTACATAGTGAGCGTTTATACAAACAGAAGGCACACCAGTGCAAAGAGTGCTACGGCACAGGACAGGTAAGAAAGGTAAAGAAAGATGGTACTCCATTCGCTAGGACTAATAGATGCACTGCTTGTAATGCTGCTGGCTTTGTATATACTGATACCACTACTCTGGCAGGACTAAAGTTCTCACCACCTACAGCCAAGTGGGTAAGCTCCAATGGCTTTGGTACAGACAAAGGTAACTTGCTATACCTTGAGGGCATTGCACGTTCCAAGGGTTTAAAAGAAGCAGAGCTATTCTTACAGAACCTACGTAGATTGTCTGCAGTAGAAACGTACCTCAGCAGCTTTGTAGAGGGCATAGCAACGCATATAAAGAATGACGGTAGGTTGCATGTACGCTTACTGCAACACCGCACTGGTACAGGCCGTTTATCAGGTGCAGACCCTAACATGCAGAACATGCCACGTGGTGGTACGTTCCCTGTCAAGCGTGTGTTTACATCACGTTGGGAAGGTGGTCAGATTATGGAAGCTGATATGGCACAGTTAGAGTTCAGAGTTGCTGCATTTCTTGCGCAAGATGCTACTGCCATTGAGGAAGTGTCTACAGGCTTTGATGTACATGCTTACACCGCCAAGGTTATCAGTGATGCAGGTCAGCCTATGTCACGGCAAGAAGCTAAGGCACATACATTTGCACCTTTGTACGGTGCCAGTGGTTTTGGTAGGTCACAAGCAGAAGCGACATACTATCAGCAGTTTACGACAAAGTATTCTGGTATTGCCAAGTGGCATGAAGCACTAGCCAAAGAAGCACTAAACACTGGCAAGATTACTACACCATCTGGACGTGAGTTCGCTTTCCCTGACGTTGTACGTAGACGCTTTGGGGGTGTGACATTTTTCACACAGATAAAAAATTATCCAGTGCAATCGTTTGCAACTGCTGACATTGTACCCATATCTCTGATATACATAGATAGGTTACTAACAGCAAACAGGCTACACAGTTGTGTAGTAAACAGTGTACATGACTCAGTTGTGATTGATGTGCACCCAGATGAGAAGGACAAAGTACTAAAGGTTATTAGCACAGCTAATGACAAACTAATCGCAATCGTCAATCGCAAGTGGGGCATAGATTTCAATGTACCTCTATTATTAGAGGCAAAGATTGGTCCGAATTGGCTTGACGTAAAAGATGTAATATGATATAACCACCATTCGTCTAAAAGAAAAGGAGACTTAATATGAATCAAGTATCAACAATCGACACAAACAATTTCTCAGCAATGGCCCAAGCAATGGGCATGAACGCAGATGCACCAAAGCAATCTGCTAAAGCAAGTACACTTGCACGTTTACGTATTCATCACTCACCCATCATGGGTCAGCAAGAAATCAATGGTAAGATGAAGAACGTAGAGGTTGTAAGTGGTGGCACCTACAAGCTAGAGATCCCAGATGGGCCTACATACTACGCTGAGAGTGTGTCTATTCGTCCTTACCTGCAACGCTTTATGCACAAGAAGTTTGTTATGGGTAATGACTCAAGACCAAACCGTTATGTCAAGACAGTTATGGCTAATGACCTTAACGCTGACATGAAAGACAACGATGGTGGATTCAATTGTGGTAAACCTGCTGGTTTTATCCAAGATTGGGCTGCATTACCAGATAACATGAAAGACTTGATCAGATCAATCAAGCGTGTTCGTGCATTGTTTGGTGTCGTTGAGATGGTCAATCCTACAGACGATCAAGGTAACTCTGTTGACGTAGAGTCTACCCCATTCATCTGGGAGATTGACAACCGTGACGCATTTAAGACAGTCGGTAAAGTATTTGCTGATCTGACAAAGATGCGCCGCTTGCCACCACAGCACTATGTGTCAATGACCACAACAGAAGTACCGTTACCTAATGGTAGCAGCTTCTATGTGCCTAACACTTCACTGGACCTGAACAATACGTTGGACATGGACAATGAAGCACAGGAGAACTTTGCTAACTTCATGGCATGGATTGAGAATTACAATACGTATATCCTCAACTCATGGGATGAGAACATGCATAAGAATGAAGAGGTTGACACAGAAACTGTGGAAGAGTTCGTAGACATTGACGCAGAGGATTTTGTCTAATGAACCATCCTGCTGAACTGGCGATCAATCAGTATCTTGAAGATGCTACATCTGGTAAATCAACAATGTCAGAAGAAACAATCAAACAGATTGGTGAAGATGTAATGGATGCTGTTAGACGCCAGTTTGGTAGGGGCAATAAGCGTGACGAGTTTCGGTTGCGTATGTCTAATGTGGGCAGACCGACTTGTCAGCTTTGGTTTGAAAAGAATAAACCAGAGAGAGCGTTGCCTAAACCAACAACATTCGTAATGAACATGCTGATGGGTGACATCGTAGAAGCAGCGTTCAAGGGTATCATAACAGAAGCAGGAGTTAAGTACGAAGACGATGACAACTTTGTTGAACTACAGTTAGGTGACACTACAGTAAAGGGATCATACGATCTTGTGCTGGATGGGGCAGTCGATGACGTTAAGTCTGCATCGGACTGGTCATACAGAAACAAGTTTGAATCATTCCAAACACTAAAAGACAGTGACCCATTCGGTTACGTAGGTCAACTAGCTGGCTACGCTAAGGCTGCAGGTAAGAAAGCAGGTGGCTGGTGGGTAGTCAACAAAGCCAACGGTGGAATTAAATATGTTCCAGCAGAAGGTATTGACATTGACGCAGAAATTACTACATTAGAAGATACTGTAGCCACAGTAAACGCTAATGAGTTTAGGCGTTGTTTTGATCCTGTACCTGAAACATTCAGGGGTAAGACATCGGGCAATAAAGTACTGAACAGTAATTGTAAGTTCTGTGACTACAGATTTGAGTGTTACCCTACGCTACAAGAGTTACCATCAAAGGTGTCTCAAGCTAAGGTAAAGCCCATTGTGGCATACGTAGAAGTAAAGGAGTATTAAATGCTAGGTGATGACGAAATAAAAGAAATGCAAGAGCAGATCAATGCTATGGAAAAGGATCTTCTTGAGCGTAAGAAAGCTTTACATGAGGCTAAGTACGCAGGATTACGTTCTGCTATGGAAGCACGTAAAGCAGCAGAAGCAGCAGTACGAGAAGAATTACGCTCATTAGGTGTAGCTACTGTAAGTAGTTTGCCTAGTCCTTGGAATGGGTTGTGGCGTATCTAATGAATGGCAAGCAGTTTGCCGCTGCTCTAAAATATGGGTATAGGAGTGGGCTAGAGATCAAAGTAAAAGACTACTTGGTAGAGCGTAATATTCGTGTCAAGTACGAAGCCATTAAGATTGAGTGGGAAGATCTTATGTACCGCACCTATACCCCAGACTTTGTGTTACCTAATGGGATCATAATAGAAACAAAGGGTAGGTTTACAGCAGACGATAGACGTAAACATGCCGCTATTAAGAAACAGCATCCAAAGCTAGACATTAGGTTTGTATTTGAGAGTAGTAGACGTAAGCTGAGTAAGGGTGCTAAGACAACCTACGGTCAGTGGTGTGAAAAAAATAAGATCTTATTCTACGATAGGATCATCCCAGAAGATTGGTTAAATGAAAAGGGTAAGGACATGCATCCTGATCTAATACATTTCCCATACAAAAAAGTGAAGAGGAAATAATATGGCAGAAGAAAAAGTATTTATAGACTTTGATCCAAACGATTTCATTGTGCGTATCTCACCATTCCTAGACCAGAAAGGTAATTGGACAGGTGAGTTGATGGTAGGTACTGTGACTACAGGAGAGAACACTACTACAGATGACGACTACGTAAACCTAATGCGCTTGTGTCACATGGTTTGTGCATCTATCCCAGCTATGGAAGATGACAATGATATACGAGACACACTTGCCAAGTATGCCAATGATGTGTTAGAAGAAGAAGAGGCCGCACCAAAAGCTACAGTGGAGAGTGTAGAAGACAATGTGGTTAAAGTAAAGTTTAATTAGAGGAGATATGTATGTCAGATAAAGATATGGTAAACTCACCAGAGCACTACAACTTTGCAGGAGTAGAATGTATTGATGCTATTCGTGCAGCAACTGGTGAAGAAGGTTTTCAGTATTACCTGCAGGGTAACATTATGAAATACCTATGGCGATACAGATATAAGAATGGTATAGAAGACTTACAGAAAGCGCAGTGGTATCTGAATCAATTAATTGAGGAAGAGAACGGTGATAGTTAAAGTCTTCCTTACACTAGAACTAGACGAAGACGAATATCCTATTCCTGTGGATGGCTTTGTTGATGAAGAAGTAAAGGATGCACTACAGGAATTTATCTACGATGTAGATGGTATGAAGATTAAAGCAATGAAACTAATTACGGAGTGATGTATATGGACAATTATTTACCAACAGACTATCAATCCTTCATTCATAAGTCACGTTACGCACGATGGCTTGATGAAGAAGGTAGACGAGAGGCATGGGATGAAACAGTAGAACGCTATATGAATAACGTAGTTGAACCTGTAGTTGACAGTGGTTCTAGTGAGGCTAACTTTGATGTCGCTAACGATATTGAACAGGCCATACTTGGGCTAGAAGTTATGCCCTCTATGCGAGCTATGATGACCGCTGGTAAGGCATTAGAACGTGACAACACTGCAGGGTATAACTGCAGCTACCTACCCGTAGATGACCCTAAGTCCTTCGACGAGGCTATGTTCATCCTCTTGTGTGGTACTGGTGTCGGCTTCAGCGTTGAGCGTCAGTTCATATCTAAGCTCCCCGAAGTTCCTGAGTTGTTCGACAGTGAGACTACTGTTGTCGTTAAGGATAGTAAGGAAGGTTGGGCTAAAGCTTTCAGACAAGTTCTTGCTCTCCTATGGGCTGGTGAGATCCCTAAGTGGGATGTCTCTAAAGTACGTCCTGCTGGTGCACGACTAAAGATCTTTGGTGGTAGAGCCAGTGGCCCTGCACCTTTAGTTGAACTGTTTAACTTTGCTGTTACTACATTTAAGGCTGCACAAGGACGTAAGCTGTCTAGCCTAGAGTGTCACGATCTTATGTGCTTCATTGGTCAAATAGTAGTTGTAGGTGGTGTACGTAGGTCAGCCATGATTAGTTTATCTAATCTATCGGATGATCGTATGCGTTATGCTAAGTCCGGTCAATGGTGGGAGACTGCAGCACATCGTGCACTAGCTAATAATAGTGTTAGTTATACAGAGAAACCAGACATGGAAACATTTATGCGTGAATGGCAGTCATTAGTTGAAAGCAAATCAGGAGAACGTGGTGTATACAATAGGCAAGCAGCTAAAAATCAAGCTAAAAAGTTTGGTCGTAGAGATCCAGATTATGAGTTTGGAACTAATCCTTGCAGCGAGATCATCCTTCGTCCATATCAGTTCTGTAATCTTACGGAAGTTGTTGTACGTGCTACAGATACTCTGGAAGATCTTGAACGAAAGATCCGTTTGGCAACAATTCTGGGAACTATCCAGTCAACGTACACCAAGTTCCCATACCTGCGAAAGGTGTGGTCTACCAATACAGAAGAAGAACGACTGCTTGGTGTGTCACTCACAGGGATAATGGACAACCCGTTAATGACGTTACGTAATAAAGGATTGGAGAAAACACTTGAGCATCTTCGTGGGATCGCTGTATCTACTAATGCTGAATGGGCTGACCGTCTTGGTATACCTGTTGCTGCTGCAATTACATGTGTCAAACCGTCAGGCACAGTCTCACAACTGGTGGATAGTGCCAGTGGCATACATGCTCGCCACAGTGCCCATTATATCCGTACTGTCCGTGGTGATAATAAAGATCCGTTAACAAAGTTTATGATGGATCAGGGCATACCTAATGAGCCATGCGTTATGAAGGGTGGTACGACTACAGTGTTTAGTTTTCCTGTTAAGTCACCAACAAGGTCAGTCACACGTAATGATATGACAGCCATTGAGCAGCTAGAGATGTGGCTTATGTATCAACGGCACTTCTGTGAGCACAAACCTAGCGTTACAATCTCTGTACGTGAGGAAGAGTGGATGGAAGTAGGTGCATTTGTGTACAAGTATTTTGATGAGATGTCAGGTGTATCATTTTTACCACACTCTGAACATACTTATCAGCAAGCGCCTTATCAAGAGGTAGACAAGGACACATATAAAATGGTACTACAGAGTATGCCTGAACGAATTGATTGGGCTGGGCTGTCTGAGTACGAGAAAGACGATAACACTGTTGCAATGCAAACTATGGCTTGCTCTGGTGATGTATGTGAAATAGTAGATATAACATAAAGGAGATATAATATGTTTGAAGTAATTACGTTTATAGCAGGTGCAGTAGTAGTGGCAGACTTTGTTATCCCAATGGTAATGGATACAGTCTCAGGTCTGTTCTGATGTATGTGCTAGTGCTCATTATGACCTTCCAAGGTGATATGAAAGTACAGGCTTTTCATTCATTGTTTCCAGATTACAATACATGTATAAAGGTAGCAGTTACAATGGAAGAAAGATTAGTGAGCACTAAACCATCGCCAGATGCTAC